GAATCAATTTCTTGCGAAACATATTCAGATAACATAGAAGTTAATTCAGCCTCAGCATCAATTGAATGATAAGCATTCAAGTCTTGAGCGAACTCAGGAGACCAAACTGCCTTCAATTTACGTGTCTTAGCAACAATTGCTTCACTTCTTAATTCTAAATTAATTTCTGGAATATCTAAAGTTGTAGATGAATTGTTTCCAATTGCAGCTGCATCTTCAAAGTCACCTCTTGTTGTAGATGTTGGTTGTTTATGATAAATTACCTTAACACCATTTCCACCTTGATCAACGTTAACACCAGAAGTTTCTACTAAGAAATAAACATAGTTATCATCTGATGATACTTTTGTAAATTCCGGGAATACATTGTCAATATCAGAACCTGATATATTAAATGCTCTAACACCTTCAAGATCAGCATTTGGTATTGGACCACTAGTATCATCTGTACCTACTGCTACAATTTGATGTTTCTTACCTAATTGTGATGCAGAAAATTCTGCGTTAAATCCAGTATAGAAATCAAAAGCAGCTTGTGACATTTGTCCACCAGCGCCAATTGTACCATCACCATTTGCAAATGCATTAGTTGATGGAGTCCAAGAACCTGTTGTAATACCTGTAGTAGCAGCAGCGGCAACTAATCTAGTTGCTGATGATGTTACATCATTAATAGTATATCCAAATCGACCTGGACCGTAAAGACCTTCAGTTGCTGTAGATGTTCCTCTTGCAGCATCAGTTACACCAAATACAGAATCATTCTGTGATGTTCTACCTGCTGAAGTTAGGAAATCGTTACCACCTGCAACACCATCCGTTCCTTGTTTTGTACCATACTTAAAGTCTAAGTAAAATACTAGACCTGATGGTAAGTTCATTGGCTGAACGCTTACAAAATCTTTTGCAGCTATTTCAGCAAAGATTCGTCTAACTAACGGAAGGGCAACACCCGACCATTCTTCAGCAGAACCCCCAGTACCAGTTGCATTTGCCTCTGTTACTAGTTGCTTGGCTTGGTTCTCTAAAAGAACTGCCATGCTTTTTCTGTCAACCTCATTACTTATACCTTCCAGAAGACCTGTTCTTTCCCACTTTTTTTCAAGCTTTAAAGACACAGCATTTTGGTTAGCATTAGCATTTTGAGGTAATAATGAATTAATATTCATAAGAATTTCTCCTCTTTTTTAATTTTAAAGATTAGCTAACTTTTTCCATCTATTCGCTAAAGCATTACCTTCAGAAATTACTTTCCTAGGTGCAGTTGAACGACTAGCTTTTGAAGCATAGCTTTCTTTGATTGATCTTTTTGCTTTTCTACCATTAATATTAAATGATTCTGATAATGTAGCAAATACTAATTTAACCTCTCTCAATGATTGAGCTCTGTCAAAGTTTTCAATTACTTTCATTTTCTGTCCTTCATTCAATGAATGATTTCTAAACAATTTGTTCGAGAATAATAATTTTGCATTTAAAAGATTAACTTCGTTAATTTTAGATTTCAAGAATCTAATAACTTTATAAGCTTCTTCTAAATCTTTTTCAGCTTCTTCGTTTTCAGTTACTTCTTCCTTGTCTTCTGTTTCAGTAACAGCTTCTTCTTCACCTTCGTCTTCTTTCAAAGCCTTAATGATTTCATCAATTGTTACGTCTTCTTCGCCTTCGTTTTCAGTCACTTCTTCTTCGCCGCCTTCATTTTCTTTAAGCTTACCTTTACCTGGATCTTCTTCATCATTTGAATCAGCAACGTCCATTTTGTTGTCGCCTGTTCCAATTTTAGTTGAATCAGATTGTTCTGCAACTGGTTCTTCAGCTGCCATATCATCTTCTAATTCTCTAATAATAGCTTCAAGTTCTAAATCTTCTGTTTCATCAACAGGTTCTTCCATGTCTTCTTCCATTGCTGGTTCTTCCATGTCTTCTTCCATTGCTGGTTCATCCATTTCTTCTTCTACAGGCGCACCTGCAGCAGCATCCATGCCGTCACCATTTGTTTCAACAGCATCTTCTTCTTCCATTGGAACTTCTTCCATATCTTCCTCCATTTCTGCTCCTTCTTCTTCAGATAATTTAGCTGATAACATAGATTGAATTCTAGGTGTAAAAGCTTCTTCTAATGCAATTTTTGCGTTGGCTAATGCTGTTTCTCGTACCGCTCGCGCGTCAGCAATCGCCTCTTTAAGCAAATCTGTTTTTGCCATAGTGTTTTCTCCTCTTATTTAATTTGGAAATAAGGTTATTAAGAACCTTAATAGATTGAGTAAATAATTACTCGTTAATAGATTTGTCGAGTGACAGTATATTAGAATACTGTATCGTATAACAATTATATATATTGACGATACAGCTCAAACATTCGAAAATTTTAAAAAAAGTTAACTTATGAGTTTAAAAGTTCTTTTGATGATAATTGTTGAAAATATCTAGCCCTTTCTTTTTGTCTTCTTTGAATAGTTTTTTTAGATGTAAATTCTTGTTTATCTTTTAATCTTTGCATTTTTCCTGAAGCTTTTAATTCTTTCTTTAAAGATTTTAAAGCTAATTCAATATCACCTTTTGGATTTCTTTTAGTTTTAATTACTCGAACTCCTACTTCTATCCCAGGTAGTATTGATTGTTGACGTTTACTTTGTTTCTTTTTCATATAACTTATTTTAATAATATTTAATATATAGATAATTTTTCAATAATCCTAATCTATTCATCAATATTAATATCTGTATTTTTAGACAATTGTCGAATTTTTCTAGGATTTAATTTTTTAAATGCTTTTGCTGATATATTAATATCTTCTTCTACTTCATCATCTAATGCTTCATTTATTTTATAATATCTATTTAAAACTGTACCCATATCTTCATATGCAGATTCTAATCTTTGTTGCAATCCACTCATTTCTCCCGCAGTCTTTTCAAACACTTTCATTGCTTCATTCATTTGTTTCATATGACGAGATACTGTAACATTATCAAACCAATGTTCTGATTCTTGCATTGTCATTTTTTCGGCACGTTCCATAACACTTTTCAACGTTGTAGTGACCTCTTGTAGTTTAGCATTGGAATATATCATCTCTCCTAACTTGTGAAAATTAGAGACTGCCTCTAGAAAAGATTTTCTTTCTTCAACAGACATTTTATCTTCAGAATCTTCTCCTAGATATTTTTCATTAATAAGATTATATAATCGTTTTTCAAATTTTTTCATTATAATTCTCCTCTAGATTCTAACCTATCTAACATTTTAGATAAGCCTTCTAATTGTTTTTGCGAACCCATTATATATCGTCTAGCTTGGTTTTCTGCTTGCTGTGCTGCTGTTTGTCCCATAAATGTAGGATCTTCTGCTCTTCCTTGCAATTCTCTCATTAATTCTTCTTCTATTGCTTCCACAGCTTCTATTCCTGCTTGAACTTGGCCTTTATAATAATCATAATCAAATGGCCCGTACTCAGCTTCGTTAAGTTTTTTTCTAAATGTTTTTGCTAATCCTGTTAATCGTATCATTATTTACTCCTATTCAAAAGAACGTTCAGCTGGTATATTTCCTAACGGGTCTGGACCTGTTGGTTTTGCTCCAATGCCTTCTGTTCCTGCATATTTACTTCCATTAAAATTTTTTGCTAATCCTCCATTACCTTCAAATGCCAGTGAATCAAAAACTTCTCCGGTTCCTTTTTGTCCTCTTTTATTATAAGGACCATATGTTGATTGTAAATTTTCTAAAGCCATAATTAAAACTCCGATATTATATCAGTTATTATTTTGTTTACATTTGCATATTTATCTGCTTTTGTTTTTAAATTTTTTGATTCATTAACAGGCGATAAAAATGCTCCTTGTGTTGATGGATTTGATACAAAATCAAATGCAATTAATTCAAAGTCAGGTTGTACTTCTAAAGTTTGATCTCCTTCAGAAAATACTTCTTTTACAGAACCCATACCTCTAGATGAAATACCTAATCTAATACCTGATTTAAATAATTCTTTTAATATATTGCCCGCCGGAGTACTTAATACTTCTACTGTTCCAACCAAATCTTCTCCTTGCCAACTCATACCTAAAACATTATGAGATACATTATTCAAATTCACTACTGATGAATCTGGATGATCTAATTCTCCTAATGCACGTCTTTCTGCAATAAATGAATCAGCATATTTTTTTGCTTCTCTCATTAAAGTTTCTTTTGGATAAACTCTACCATTTTGGTTTTTGGCTTCAGCTCTTTGAAGTGTTCCTTGAACAATTAATTTACCATTATTTTGAGTTAATGATTCATTGATCGCTTGTGGCGACACTTCAAATACTGTATAATCTACTAAAAGTTGTTTACTCATATCTCCTCACCTTTTATGATTTTCTTGGCATATTATTATATGGCAATCTTTCTCCATCAAATATTTGTGTTCCTTGTTGATGATGGAAAGTATCAAGACCATTTGTTGTAAGCGCAATTGAACCTGTACCAGCTGCTATATCAGTTGATGCATTTACTACACCTCCTGCTACTGCATTTGTTATAGTAAAAGTTGTACTAGGTGCGGAACCAGTTGCAATAGTCATTAATGTTGATGGTGCAATTGTATTTGTAAATCCACCTACTACAGCTGTTGCTCCTTGATTTGCTACATTTTCGGCCATTTGATTTGCCCAAGACCCAGTTGCATTATTTAATACTGCGCCATCTGAATCATTAATTGCAGATGCTGTTACTACACAATCATATCCTGCTGTTGATAGTGCACCTAAAGTATGTGTACTTGAACCTGTTACAAATGCTAATAATACCTTCTTTCTAGTATTAGTATGACCTGAAGTAAAATCAGTTACAGATGGAGCTAATGTATTTGCTGTTATACCCCATTGAGTTGATCCTGTAATACCTGCTCTTAAAGTTTGACTAGCCCATGTAAATGTTGATACATGTGCACTATGACCTGTTATAAATTGTGTTGATCCACCATCTGAATTAATACTATTTTGTACAGATTGTCCTGGCTCATTAGTTTCATTAATGATCATTGGATCAAACCATTGCATTTTATTTTGTTCTTGGATAAATTTTTGTTTACAAGCGTGTACACCTTTTGATTCTTTTAACGCTTTATTTTCTGGCATTCTCATAAAGTCTTGCCATGATTGCATATATTTCATCTTTTTTCTCCTCTCTTATTTTAAGTAGCGCTATTTTAGCGGATGACCTACTATTGATTATTGTGATAATTCTTTCAATCGATTTGCAACTCTTAACATTCTTTCATTAATTTTTGCAAATCTTCGTCCGGTAGTTTTCCAGAAATGACCTGATTGCATTCCTGTTTCTGTTTTTAGTCTTAAATTGTTTGTTACAATTTTTTCTATTTCTGCCAACATTTTGTTAACTTCCATTATACCTCGGTTAACTTTTTGTTGTGGTGTTGATGTTGGATCTTTTTTAAATTCTCTATAAGATGTTTCATGCAATGATTTCATCATCTTTTTATATATAGAATCATTTACCATTTCATATCCTGTAGAATTTTCTGCATTATCTTTTTGTTTCTTTTTGCCTTTCTTCTTATTATCATGAAATGCATATGGAGTTTGTGGTGGACCTTCTCCACCATCTAAATTACCAGTTACATTCATTTCTTCAATTTCTTTTGACCTAACCTTTCTTCTATTAGCTAAATAATCATCAGCTTTATCTACATCTCCGTCATTGTCGATGTCATCATCTTCTTTACCAACTGGGTCTAAAGATTCTTCTTTCAAGTATTTTTTAAATTTATCTAAATAATCCATATATCAACTCCTATTGTTGTCTTTTAAAGAAATATATATTAGGTGCTATAAATGAACTAGATACATATGACACTGATATGTCAAATATATTTTGTTCAGATTTTGCATCAAATGCTGATCTGAAGTCATCTAAACTAATTGACCCTCCTCCGGACAAATTAACAACGCAAGTATGAGTGAAATTACTTCCTGATGCTATCATCATTGCGCCACCATAACCATACATTGAACCGGTGAAATGCATTTCTCCTCCTAAATGTGTATGTACTGCCCAATATTTACCTGGATGTCCAAATTTTTCAAATTGGTTATCTTCATTGGCTGTCCAATAATCTTGTACACCTGTTGGCATTATTTATCTCCTATTTTTTTAAGTTCATTAACTAGTTCATAATAACGCAACATTGTCAACACATCCTTATCCTGTACTGTATGATTTTTTCTTAATTTATTTAATAAATTTGCAACCTCATTTAATTTAATACGAACCACTTTACTTGGCACTGTTGATTTAAGTGATAAAATCATATTATTTAATTTTTTTGTTTCTGACATTACATATTTTTTTAAATTAACAGAATTACTTACATTGTTAATATATTCACGTAACATATTTCTTTGTTGCAAACTTAATCTAGAATATTTACTATTAAATTTATCTACTACCATTTTACTAGCTAATATTCTTACATCTTTATGTTCTGAAGATAAACTAGGTTTAGGTTCAGATTTTTTTGTAATTTGTTGAACATGTTCGGCTACCATAAATTTACTTGAAATATATTCCTTTGGATCATCTGCTTCAGCATGTTCAAATATTTTATATGTTGAGGCATGTAATTTATAATTACCAACACGTGATTTAAAAAATTCATTTACATTATAAGTAGATTTCAAATCTTTAATAAGATTATATTTATCTCGTTTTAATTGAGATTCATTAATAGATTTTCTTGATCTAATACATGCTTCTACAAATTGTTGTGCTTTATTTTCTGATTTAAATTTTTCGCTTGTAACTGTACGATATAATTTTAATTCTTTAGCTAATTCTGATTTGGAATTGAAGTGTTTTTTAATGACACGAAGAGCTTTTGAATCACGATTATTCATCGTGTCAGAAGCAACTTGGCGTACAAGTAATTCAAATATCAATCCAGTGTTTTTAAGTTTTGAATGCTTTATTCGTCTCATGAAATAGTGCCCCGTATAATCATATTTTTTTAATAAATATGCTATTGATACAGAAAGCAATACTTAATTATTATTCAATTAACTGCGACTCATCCAACATTGTTCCAGTATCATCAGATTTTGTATCTTTTGATAATGTTTCTTGAATAACTTTTGGAGATTTTTTTAATGATTGCATTGAATTTATTAATTGAGATATTTCTTTACTCTCTGTGCTCAATGGATTATTGCCGCGGAAGTTGACCTGTAATGGAGATTTATCAGCACCCAAAGACTTTCCTAATTGTTTTATTGCCAATGGGTCACGGCCATGTGGTGAATCATGAGTACCAAATGTTCCAGGATCGCTTGGTCTTCCTGGACCGGC